CTTTCAACTATGGGTTAAACTAGAATACTATCTCGTTTCCCATAATCTCGCGCCTTTTGTTACACTAACAAATAGGCCTCTGCGATCTTTTGAACGCCGGACTTTATCATGGAAAGCTGAATAACCAGCATCACCATACATAAAGTATCTGCGTGGTATTGAAATTCCAAGTTTATGTAGAATCTCCTCGGCCTCACAGTGATAACCAAGAACTGAAATAAAACGTGAGGATAAGGCATTATACGTCGACATACCCATTGGAAAGTTACCAGACCACATAATACAAGAGAGTAACATGTCATCGACATGCCTGTAAGGTTTCCCATCCTTCCAGTGTGAACCAAGGAAATGACATTCGTCAACTCCAGGTGGAAACACTAACCCTGTTGTTTCTTTTATTAACATATCAAAAGCTCTGGATACAGTCTTCCTAACTATTTCGTCCTCTAATCTACAGTCTGAAAGGAGAACGACATCATCTCCGTGTACAAGAAGTTCGTATTCTGATGGCGATTTGCCAAGTGTACACATAACATAATGGAATATTAATAACGTGCTAAGCGAACCAACCATGTTGGTAAAAGTAGAGCCTGAAGGCACACCTCTAGCTCGAGGAGTCAATCCGTAGATAGGGAGATAGACACCCGATTCAATAAACCAATTTTCGCAATATCGAAACAGTTTTCCGATATATGAGCCATCGCGAAGATCAAGAATATTGAATAGGATCTCGAAAACTATACGAACAACGAAGTGTGGCAAAGTCAAGTCAAAAGCTTTAAAATCATAACAATGTTTAAACCTAGCTCTAGCTGAAGATATTTTTCGCGAAATATCTTTTTGTACAACACCAGTGACGTACCCACTAGTTTTGTAGAAAAGGAAACGTTTAAGCGGTAGAAAGAACAAAGTCTCGAGTACCGTCACAAGGTGAGGTGCTCCGAACACAAGTCTGACTTTTAACTCAGTGTTACGGAACTGTGTTCTACGAAACATAATTGTAGGTAATGCCTCCGACAAATAATTGAATAATCCGGCAATCAAACTTCTTATCCAAGCTACAGTCTGCAAGTATAAGTCTTTCCTTTTCATAAAAGTGGGAAAGCCGGCGTTAGCGTTCCAATTAAACTCAGCCAAGTAATCCGCTAATCCGAAGAAACGGAATTCGTAAATCTTACCTTTCTGAAGGATAGAATCGATGACACGTGAGGCAGCAGTAGATAGCTGTCTGGGATCCACGTTGTAATGGCCTTTTGTCGTTAACTTTTGTCGCCACTCAAATACTTTCGCCGCGTTCCGCGATCGGTTTGAGCTTTCGGATCTTAGTTTGGAACACAATTGTGTGAAATCCTTACCAAGTTTATCCTTTACCCAAGTTAACATAACCGTATTAATAGGTAAACTATGTGTACGATTAACGATTCGATCCATCTTACTTCTTAAGTTAAACGAGAATGAATGAACTTGTTTCAACTCGAAACAGTTTGTGAAATATCGGGTACTTCTTGTATATATTAAGGTTTTACGCTTAATAGACGACGAGGTGTTACCACGTACTCGCTCTGATTCATGTACGCTGACGCGATTCGGATACAGTCTTCCAAAATTTTTATAAAG